CCTCCATGATGGATGCGTGCAGAAAGATGTTGATGGCGTCGGTCACGGAGATACCGAAACTGGAAAAAACAGTTTCAGCTTGCGCTTTGATTGTCGGTTCGATGCGCATATTGATTGTTGCAGTTTTGGACATGGTGCATAACCTCCTTTTACTTATTGTAACGCGAAAGTGAAGCAAATGCAACACTATATTGCCCCCTAGGGGGCGGTCAAATCTCCAAAACCGTGGCGTTACTGGACCGGGGAGGGGGCGTACGGAAAAATTCGCATAACTTTTGGGGCAGTTAGAGAGATAAGTTTTGCCTGCGTGATTTTCGGCGGGAAACTACGCATAACAAGGGACGACGGGCATTCGGATAGGTTCTCAATGGATCTCCTGGCTTCTTGTACCTGTAGTGTTTGGAAACACTCTTGATCCCCGCAATCTTGCAGCATTTATGGGCATAGGGATCGGAAAAGAGGATTCCCTTATCTAACCGGATTTTGGCATTCAGCCAGCGGTAGCCATGGGAGGGAAACCGACTATGGTATTCCTGAAACAACGCGACGCTCTGCACAAGCCGTTTCTTCTGCTGAGATGGATGTTCCACACTCTTTTTCCAGAGGTAGAAGCTGCTGCGCGGGATGCCGATTCTTTTGCAGAGCAGCTGAACGGGGAATTGACCGGAAAGCTCCATGACTACTTGGTACTCTTCCTGCCGATAGGAATGAACGTCTTGTGTGCACCAACTCCTTCCACCAGATAGCCTTTTTTTAGCGTGCCTCTGTAATCTTTGCCATCACAAGAGCATCGATCAGTTCTTCTTTCGTCATGGATTGGAGATCTTCCAGCCCAGTTGGAGTCGGTGCGGATTTTGTTTTGGCAAGCCCGCAGATACGCTGTGTTCCCTTTCGCGGCGGGAGATGGTTGACATCGCGGTACAGCCGCATGTAATCGCGTGCGGTCTGCTCGCTGATCTCGTATTCTTCCGCTGCTTCATACCTTGTGAGTTCACCGTCATAAATCCGGCGGCCTATGACGAGCCGTTGCTCCTTGGTGTACTTCATGTGATAACCTCCTGTCTACATCGAGAGATAAGCAGTGTCCGTTTTGGAAATCGTCCGTATCAAAGAGCCGGAAGCACCCGAGGTGTCTTTGCCTGAAAAAGGTGGGTGGGCATACGCCGACATTCTTCTGGGAGACGGATGGAGCATTGCTTACCGGCTCATGGACGCACAGGGCTGGGGAGTTCCACAGCGTCGGCGCAGAATCTACCTTGTCGCAGATTTTGGAGGATCGTGTGCCGGACAAATACTATTTGACACCGAAAGCGTGCGCGGGGATCTTGCGCCGTGCTTCGCTTCGTGGCAAGGCACTGCCCGAGAGTTTGCGGATGGCACTGGAACGTCAGGCGGGCGGGTAAGTGCGGGTTTCTGCACCGAGCATTCCGCACAGAGTCGTAGCATCGGCTATGCGGAGGAGAAATCTCCGACGCTGCGTGCGGGCAGAGTACCTGCCGTATTCGAGTCACATGGTGCAGACGCACGGTATAGTGGCCCTCTCCCCGTTGCACCAACGATTTCCCGTCACTATGGCACAGGCGGCAACAATCAGCCGCTTGTATTGAAGGACGTACAGGCATACGGCATCTCCTCGTTCCAGTCCAATGCCATGAAATCAAGCAATCCGCACTCCGGCATCTATGAGACGGAGACGGCGCGGACAGTAGATAAGAATGGTGGAAATCCCTCGTGCTGTCAGGGTGGCGTTGCGGTCGTCTCCATCCAAGGATCGATGATCGGACGCTCCGTGAAGAACGGCCCGCAGGGAAGCGGAATTGCGGAGGATGTGAGTTTTACGCTCAACACTGCCGACCGTCATGCGGTCTATGCCATGACAACGGGCTGCCACTCTCATTTTGCAAAGGAGAAATGCCCGACGCTGATGGCACGGGATTATAAAGACCCGACGGTCGTGAATCACCCCGTCTATGCCGTGCGGAGATTGACACCGACCGAGTGCGGACGCTTACAGGGCTTTCCCGACGGATGGTGTGCGAGGCTTGAAACGAAGGAACCCACCGAGGAAGAGATGGCGTTTTGGCGCGAGGTCTTTGAGACGCACCGAAAAATCACGGGCGGGAAGAAACCCAAGACAGATACGCAGATTCGGAGATGGCTGAAGAATCCGCATTCGGATGCGGCAGAGTATAAGATGTGGGGGAACGGTGTCGCACTTCCTTGTGTGTTCTACGTCCTTACAGGAATTGTACATTTCGGTGATTCGGTGTATACAACACAATCCGCTTGCTAATTCTTCCAACACGAGTGATGAATGTAATGACCAAAGTTCATAAAGGAGGTTTTCAAAATGAAGGTCAATTACAACATCCGAAAGGAAGAGCGCAAGGCGATGGTCGGGATTGTCGGCAAGGTGCTTGGGACGAAGCCCGCCTACTGCGGCGCACCGACGTTTTCCTACAAGATCGGCGCGTTCGAGATCACGAAGGACGGCAGCCTTTGCTTCGACGATGCCACCGACGAAGCGACCGTTGCGCGTGTACGCACGGCACTGCGCGAGGCGGGCTTCACGTCCGAGGATGGGGAGAACGAGGCTTCCTGTGGGGACACAGGGGAAGACAAGCCGATCCAGACGGAAACGGCAAACACGCCTACCGAAGTAGCTGCGCCAGACGAGCTGATCCAGACGGAAGTGACGGTAAATGAGGAAATGCCGGCAGAAACAACAGTAGAAGAACCTACCGAAGTGGACACGGCAGAAAGTGAGCTGGTATCAACGGAAGCTGCTCCGACCGAGGACGTAATGGCAGAAGCCGACGAGGACAGTCTTTCGATCAGTATGCCGCGCAGCCTTTTCACTGAGACGGCACTGCAGAATCTCGATGCACTCCTTCTGAGCAAGGGACGGCTGATTCGACACGCTTTCGACATTCGGGAAGCGACTTACACTCTCACCGATGACCGCATCACCTTCGCATGGCTGCACGGCACAATCACCGACAAGACAGCAAAGGCATACGCTGAGTTCATCAGTAAACTCTGCCTGATGGCGCGTACGCAGAAGCGCGTGACGGCAAAGGAGAAGATTGTGGACAACGAGAAATACGCTTTCCGCTGCTTCCTCCTGCGCCTTGGCATGATCGGCAATGCCTACAAAGAGTCGCGTAAGATTCTCCTGCAGAACCTTACGGGCAGCAGTGCATTCAAAAGTGGGCATCGAAAAGGAGCTGAGGATCATGCGGTTTCCGAGTAGAGAGCAGATCGCCGCACTGCGGCAACGGTATCCGCACGGGACGAGAGTGGAACTCATTGCGATGGACGATCCCCAAGCCCCACCGATGGGAACGACGGGTGAAGTCATGGGCGTTGATGACGCGGGACAGCTTCTCATCCGATGGGAGACAGGCTCGTCACTGAGCCTTATCCCCGGCGTGGACTCCTTCCGCATCGTACAGAAAGGCGGCAGATTATGAACGAGAAGGTTTTCGCACAGATCTTGGACATCCGCGATTCGGGGCGGGTGAATATGTTCGACGTTCCCGGTGTTCAGCGCATGGCATTCGAGATGGGATTCTACGAACTGGTCTGCTTCATCGAGGAAGACCGCGCGGCGTATGTACGGTTTATCCTCACAGGTGAACAATAGCCGACACTTTCAAGGATTCCGCACAGCCTTTCGGGGCTGTGTTTCTCTCGAAATGTAAGTGTAGTTTATCCGAAATATGACTTGCTATATTCCTCGTTTAGAGTGATATATACACATGGCAAAGGAAACAATCTACACACAGAAAGCGAGGAACACAAAATGAAGAATGCAGAAGCAAGATGGCCGAAGACCACCACGATGGAGCACCTCGATGAGATGCGGTTTGGGATGAGCGGCGCGATCCTGCGCTACGGCGAGCAGACCCTTGTCGTCGGGATGGAGTGTTGGGGCTTCCACGCAGCCGTCTAGGAGATGGTCGAAACGCCGGAGGAGACGGGCTTCGCGGATATCGAATGCCGCCTGAACCTCGTTGAAGCCGCCACGGAGCTTTTCGAGGACGGTGGGCACGCGATGGCATGGTGCATGAAGCGCATCTAAGCCGCGCCAAGAGGCAAAACAGCCCTTCGGGGCTGCTTCTCGTTTCAGATATTGTGAGTCGCTGACAGCGGCTTTTTTGATGGGGGTGATTGCTTGCGAAAACTGACGGACTACACGCCAACGAAGTTCATGGCAGAGGACGCGCACTATGACAAAGCCGCTGCGGACTATGCTGTGGGATTCATTGAGTGCCTGTGTCATACAAAGGGGACGTGGGCAGGAAAGCCCTTCGAGCTGATCGACTGGCAGGAGCGCATTATCCGAGACATCTTCGGGATATTGAAGCCGAACGGCTATCGCCAGTTCAATACGGTGTATGTTGAGCTGCCCAAGAAGCAAGGAAAATCAGAGCTCGCCGCCGCCGTCGCACTCCTCCTTTGCTGCGGCGATGGGGAGGAGCGTGCCGAAGTGTACGGCTGTGCTGCTGATCGTCAGCAAGCAAGCATTGTCTTTGAGGTCGCCGCTGACATGGTGCGTATGTGTCCCGCGCTCAGCAAGCGGGTGAAGATCCTCGCCTCCCAGAAGCGGATGGTGTATCTGCCGACGAACAGCTTCTATCAGGTGCTTTCGGCAGAGGCATACTCGAAGCATGGCTTCAACATTCACGGTGTTGTATTCGACGAGCTGCACACGCAGCCGAATCGCAAGCTCTTTGATGTCATGACAAAAGGATCCGGCGATGCGCGTATGCAGCCGCTCTACTTTCTCATCACCACAGCAGGGACGGATACGCAGTCCATCTGCTACGAGACGCACCAGAAAGCGAAGGATATTCTAGAGGGGCGAAAGATTGACTCAACTTTCTATCCTGTCATTTACGGAGCGAAGGAAGATGAGGACTGGACAGACCCGGAGGTCTGGAAACGGTCGAATCCGTCGCTCGGTATCACGGTCGGCATTGACAAGGTACAGGCGGCTTGTGACTCTGCGCGGCAGAATCCATCCGAGGAGAACAGCTTTCGTCAGCTTCGCCTGAATCAGTGGGTGAAGCAGTCCGTGCGATGGATGCCGATGGACAAGTGGGATGCGTGTGCCGCTCCTGTGGATGCAGAGTCCTTAGAAGGTCGTGTCTGTTACGGAGGACTTGATCTTTCCTCGACGATGGACATTACGGCATTTGTGCTCGTATTCCCTCCGACCGAGGAGGATGAACCGTTTGCCGTGTTTCCGTACTTCTGGATTCCCGAGGAGAACATCGACCTGCGTGTACAGCGCGACCATGTTCCCTATGACGTGTGGGAGAGGCAGGGCTACCTGCAAACGACAGAGGGAAATGTAGTTCACTACGGATTTATCGAGGCGTTCATTGAGCGACTTGGTGAGAAGTACAACATTCGCGAGATTGCCTTCGACCGCTGGGGCGCAGTGCAGATGGTGCAGAATCTCGAAGGGATGGGTTTCACGGTCGTACCGTTCGGGCAGGGCTTCAAAGATATGAGTCCACCGACCAAGGAGCTGATGAAGCTGACGCTGGAAAAGAAAATAGCGCACGGCGGGCATCCCGTCATGCGCTGGATGGCAGACAACATCTTCATTCGTACCGATCCTGCGGGGAACATCAAGGCAGACAAGGAGAAGTCCACCGAGAAGATCGACGGTGTGATTGCTCTTATCATGGCGCTCGACCGTGCGATTCGGTGCGGAAATGATACCTCCACGTCTGTTTATGATGAGCGAGGAATTTTGTTGCTCTGATGTCTGAATCGTGTTATTCTGAGAATGTCAAAGAATGGATGGGCAAGGGGCAGCTCCACTTTCCCGCCTGTTTTTGCAGTAATGCATAATGACCGCGACCGCCACAATAGTGGAGTCTCTGTTGAGTTGACCGGGCGGATCATTTTCTTTGATGCGCACTTGCGCGTGATGGGAGGCGTTCATTGTGGAAGCCTTGCATGTCTGCGTATGCGTGCTCTTGTCTCCGCCCTGAAATAAGGGGACCGAGCGACCCATCACAAAATCGCACTTTGACGTCTACCGATCTTGGTAGACGTTTTTTTATGTGCAGGAGCGAGGGCTTTGAGCACGTTCTATGCTTATCGATAATACTCCTTTAGCTGATCCAAACTTAAGTCAAGGCCACATTTTCTAAGGGCTTCAATGCGCTCATAATATAGTTTCTCCAAAATAGGTTCTTTATCTTCGAATCTGCCATAATGAAGCAAATTATGACAATGGCTGCAAAGAGATACAATGTTTTCCATTACATCCAGACTATAGTTAAAATCTTTGTATCTGCTAATAGGGATGAGATGGTGCGGCTCAGTATAACCCTTGCCATTTTTTCTTAGGAAGATTCTATCCTCAGCATTTACTTCACAAATATAGCTAGCACGCTTTAATGCATCGGCTGCTCGTTTTGGATCTCTTTTTGCCAGCTCCCTTCCTGTCATGGATGATGTTACGGTTACCTGTGGAGCCATTTCACCGGACCATTCAGGGGGGGCGGTCTCATCATCGAGCAAGCTATTGATCTCTTCTTGTTCTATGGCATCATATTCAGGATCTTTATCGCCTAGAATTTCTGTTAATGCGGCTTGAATCGTTTTAAGTAGGCCCGTCTCCTTTTGAATTGCACCAGCTTTCTCAAGAATAAATACTGCATGTTCAGGTGCAAGGTGACACATGTACTGTTGCTTGCCTCTTCCATTGACCATGAACGCACTGTCTTTTTGGTAATGCTGGCTGAACCATTCTTTATAGTTGGTAATTTTTAAAGGTGTATCAAAAGTGAAGTAACTTGTATCGATCCGATACCCTTCGTTATCCCAATCTACAGATGTATTTGCTGCTTTTAGTGCCGCTGGTTGCATCGCTTCATAACAATCGACCTGAGCAATACTGATTGCCATAATCTTTGTGTTTGAGTTATGTAGAATAAAATCTCCTTTTTTTACATGCGTCATCGTTGTATAGCCAGCATTTTTTCCACCGGATTTATTTCTTTGCGGAGACCATACATATCCTCCAGAACATTCTTCATCATACGTTTCCCCTTGAAACACATAAAATACAGCCATGATTACCCTCCTGAAAAATAGCTATTGTATCGTTTCTTTTTGATTGCTAGGATAGGGCATTCCGGATATTTGCTCATAAACAATGTTGAACATACTTCGCGCATAAAGATGATAGTGCTCTATATATTCTATATAGCCGTATTGCTCGATATATCTTTGACCTTCGGACTCACTATACGATTGGAGTGTGATCCATTCTCCATTTTCATAAACTTGTGGAGGTTGCGTTCGATCTTTCCTGAAGCGAAATGTTCGTGTTTGATATGTGCTGGTATCACCGGTTATATCCATCGTGTACGCAATATATCCAGATGAGCAGGTCTCGTATGTTTCATCCTCATCGTTGTAGGTACAGGAAATTAAATCTACGTATTCGCAATAGTTAGCATGGGCATAAGAGGGCCGGTAGTTTGGATCATTATCCAGATATTGGGGGGGTAGCCTCGACATGAACGGACACAGAAATAAGCGACAAGATAACGAGCAAGAATGGGTATCGGAGTAATTTATTCATAAGATCATCTCCTTTATGGAGAGATTTCGTTAAACAGGAAAAAAATCCTTTTTATAAAGAATGGATGGTGTATATGAATCTATTCGGTAAACTCTTTCGTTCGCGGGACAAGCCCAGAAATCATCTTGGCGGCTTGTCCTTTTTGTTTGGGCAGACTGCGGCGGGCAAGGCGGTCAACGAGCGAACGGCAATGCAGACAACGGCAGTCTATGCCTGTGTGCGCATCCTCGCCGAATCCATCGCAGGGCTGCCGCTTCACGTCTATGCATACAAAGGGCAGGGCAAGGAGCGCGTGCCGGAGCATCCGCTGTACTTCCTGCTCCACGATGCGCCGAATCCCGAGATGACCTCCTTTATATTTCGCGAAACCATGATGAGCCATCTTCTTTTGTGGGGAAATGCCTACGCACAAATTTTACGGGATGGCAGAGGACGTGTCCTCGGACTCTATCCGCTTCTCCCGGACAAGATGGAGGTCAGCCGCGACAGCCGCACGGGTGAACTCTACTACACATACACGAGAAGCACGGAGGAGAATCCGAACTTCAAGGACAAGGGGCAGATTCGGCTGCGGCGAGAGGATGTATTTCACATTCCGGGACTCGGATTTGACGGACTTGTCGGCTATAGCCCAATCGCTATGGCAAAGAACGCCATTGGCATTGCGCTTGCAACCGAGGAATACGGTGCGGCATTTTTCAAGAATGGTGCGCGTCCGGGCGGCGTGCTCGAACATCCGGGTGTTTTGAAAGATCCCTCGAAGCTCCGTGAGAGTTGGCACGCCGTCTACGGCGGCACAATGAACACGGGCAGGATCGCCGTGCTTGAGGAAGGCGTGAAGTATCAGCAGATTGCCATACCGCCCGAGGAGGCGCAGTTCCTTGAGACACGAAAGTTCCAGATCGACGAGATTGCACGGCTCTACCGTGTGCCGCCGCATATGGTCGGAGACTTGGAGAAATCTTCGTTTTCCAATATCGAGCAGCAGTCCTTGGAGTTCGTTAAATACACCTTGAATCCGTGGGTAATGCGATGGGAGCAGTCGCTTCAAAAGGCATTGCTGACGGATAAGGAGCGGAAGGCTTATTTCATCCGCTTCAACGTGGATGGACTACTGCGTGGGGACTACAAGAGCCGCATGGAGGGATATGCTATCGGACGGCAGAACGGATGGCTCTCGGCGAACGACATCCGTAGTCTTGAGGACATGAATCCCATCGAAGCGGAGGAAGGCGGCGATCTGTACCTTATCAACGGGAATATGACAAAACTGAGGGACGCAGGTTTGTTCGCAGGAAATCAGAAGGGAGTAAGTGATGAAACGTAAATTTTGGAACTGGGTACGGAACGAGGGAGAGAAGCGAACACTTCTCCTCAATGGGGAGATTTCAGATGAAACGTGGTGGGGCGATGAGGTCACGCCACAGATTTTCCGCTCCGACCTGAATGCCGCCGAGGGAGATATTGATCTCTGGATTAACTCGCCGGGCGGCGACTGCTATGCAGCGGCACAGATCTACAATATGCTCATGGAGTATAAGGGAAACGTCAATGTCAAGATTGACGGGATTGCCGCTTCTGCCGCATCCGTTGTGGCGATGGCAGGAACGACCGTTGAGATTTCTCCCTTGGGGATGTTGATGATTCACAATCCGATGACCGTCTCCATCGGAGACACGCACGAGATGGAGCGGACAATTACGTTCCTCTCTGAAATCAAGGAGAGTATCATCAACGCTTATGAGATCAAGACGGGGCTGTCCCGTGCGAAGATCTCACGGCTGATGGATGCCGAGACGTGGATGAACGCAAAGAAAGCAGTGGAGCTTGGATTTGCGGATTCCGTTCTCTATGCGGACGTTCAGCGTCCT